TGCATATATTACAAAAGCAGAAAAAGATTTAATACTTAAAAAAGACATACACGGATCATTATCTAAAGGTCCTAATATGGGCCCATCAGGAATTATGTCACTAGATAGTTTTGGTGATATTGGTGGAGCTGGTGCTGCTGGTAGTGGTATGTCAGGCACTACAGGTGGAGCAGGTGGAAACGGTGTAGCAACATCAATTACAGGTTCTCCTGTGACTAGAGCGGGTGGTGGCGGTGGTGGAGGTTATCCTTCAGCACCAGGTCCAGGTGGAGCAGGTGGTTCTGGAGGTGGAGGACCAGCAGGAAGTATTCCAAGTTCATATCCTCCTTCAGGGGGAACATCAGGAACAGCAGGCACAGCTAATACTGGTGGAGGTGGTGGCTCTGGTTCTTGGCCTTACACAGTAGGTGGAGCTGGAGGATCAGGAGTGGTAGTATTAAGATATAAATTTCAATAGTTGAATGATAATTAAAAATAATATATAAGGAGAACATTATGGCACATTACGCAAAACTAGGAGCAAACAATAAAGTTATCAGTGTGGAAGTTGTAGCTGATAAAGATTGTCAAAATGCTAGCGGTGTTGAAGATGAAGAAGTAGGAAGACAGTTTTTAGAAAGAATCCACAGCTGGCCTCTATGGAAAAAAACATCTTACAATACAGCAGGCGGACAACATAAATTAGGCGGAACACCTTTAAGAGGTAACTACGCAGGTATAGGTATGACTTATGATGAAGATAACGATATTTTCATTAGTAAAAAACCTTACGCTAGTTGGACTTTAAATGTGGCAGAAGCTAGATGGCAATCACCAATAGGTGATGCACCCGCACTAGAAGGGGAAGAAATAAACACTCATAGATATGAGTGGAATGAATCCACAGGTGCTTGGGATAAAGTAGCTAGATAATCATATTGACATTTTAAGAGAATTTTATTACATATCTTAATAGGTATGCACAAGAAAGTATTAACAGAAGTAGACTTATATACGGGTGAAATTTCTATGCCGAAAGGCTTTGAAATTGATCGTAATAAAATTAAAAACGATATTATTAAATCATTTGTTACTGAAGACAGAATAAATAATAATCCTCAAGCTTATTCCTATAAAGATTACAACGTGCCTTTTTCACAGCCATTACAATGGGTGCAAGATTATATAAGAGATCATTGGAGAGTAGAGTATCATTATACACTAGTGACAAAAGACATACATGGTAAAATTTTACATCCTAGAGAACAGTCTTTTTTAAGATGCCATGTAGACCCAGTTGACTTAAGAAATTCACCAGATTATACATTGATATATGTGGTAGACGTAGAACCTAATTCATGTGAGTGTATTATTGAATATGATGATAAAAGAAGAAAAAATAGAACGTGGCATATACCGATTAAAAATAATCACTTCATTATGTTTCCTGCTACACAAAAATACATGATTACAGAAAATACATCTAATAAATTAAATACAATTATGACAATTAATTATGAATATATCTAATTATTACTGGTTTTTTCAATCGGCCATACCACCAAGAATTTGCGATATGATTGTGCAGTATGGTAAAGCAGAAAAGAAAAGAGAAATAATGGCTATCACAGGTGGCTTTGGTAGAGACAGAAATTTAAAAAAACAACCTCTTACAAAAGATGAAGTAAAAGATTTACAAAAGAAAAGAGATTCAAATATTGTTTGGATGAACGATAAATGGATATACAAAGAAATTCAACCTTACGTTCATATGGCAAATCAAAACGCAGGTTGGAATTTTGATTGGGATTTTTCAGAATCCTGTCAATTTACAATATATAAAAAAGGTCAATACTATGACTGGCATTGTGATAGTTGGGATAAACCTTATATGGAAGAAGGTCCAACAAAAGGAAAGATTAGAAAATTATCTGTAACGGTGACATTAACAGATCCAAAAGAATACAAAGGTGGTGAACTAGAATTTGATTTTAGAAATTTAGACCCTGATAAAAAACCTGCAATCAGAGCTTGTACAGAAATATTACCTAAAGGTAGTCTTGTTGTATTTCCTTCTTTTGTATGGCATAGAGTCAAACCAGTAACTAAAGGAGAAAGGAATAGTCTAGTGATATGGAATCTAGGTTATCCATTTAAATAATATGAAAAATATAAAACAAGGCGGAAGTAGTACACCACAACAACCAGAAGGACATGTAGATTTTCAATCTGCATTTTATTTTCAAACACCTATTTGGATTGCAGAAGCACCTATGTTTTTGAAAAATGCAACTAAAGTAACTGATAAATATATTAAAAAAGCAGAAAAACTTTTAAAAGATAAATTAAAAAATGAACCTAAATGGAAAAAAGATTTGGGTACATTTGGGTTATCTAAACACAGTGAGAGTTTTTCTAATGATCCTAAAATAAAAGATCTTGTTCAATTTATAGGACAACGATCTTATGAATTTTTAGATTGGCAAGGATTTAATTTACAAAATCACAGTTTACATTTTACAGAATTTTGGGTGCAAGAGTTTAGTGAAAAAGGTGGTGGTCATCATGATACTCATGTGCATTGGAATCAACACGTATCAGGTTTTTATTTTTTAAAGTGTAGTGATAAAACATCTTATCCAATATTTCATGATCCAAGATCTGGTGCACAAATGACTAAACTAGTTGAAAAAGACCCAGCTAAAATAAATTTATCTACAAGTCAAGTCCACTATAAACCTAAACCAGGAACAATAATTATTTTTCCAGGTTATGTGCCTCATCAATATGCAGTTGATCCGGGTTTAGAACCTTTTAGATTTATACACTTTAATATTAAAGTTGTTGAAACAATGATATCAAAAGAAACGAGCTTTAAAAAATGAGTTTTAAAAAAAATAAATATTGTGTAATTAAAGAAGCTGTACCAAAACAAATAGCAGAGTTTGTTTATAATTATTTTTTAATGAAAAGACAGGTAGCAAGAACTTTATTTGATCAAAGATATATCTCTCAATTTACTACAGAATTTGGTGAATGGAATGATCAACAAGTTCCAAATACATATTCTCACTATGCAGATATAGCTATGGAAACTTTGCTTATAAGAACTTTACCTATTATGGAAAAACATACAGGTTTAAAATTAAACCCAACTTATTCATATGCAAGGATATATAAAGCAGGAGATATTTTACATAGACACAAAGATAGATTTAGTTGTGAAATATCTACAACTTTAAATCTTGGGGGAGATCCTTGGCCTATACATCTAGAACCAAAGAAAAATGTAGGTATACCTGATGGTAAAAAAATAACTGTATCTAGTAATAATAAAGGTATTTTAGTTAATCTAAAACCAGGAGATATGCTGGTTTATAGAGGTATGGAACTAGAACACTGGAGAGAAGAGTTTCAAGGAGATAATTGTGCTCAAGTTTTTCTACACTATAATGATCAAAAATCCAAAGATGCGGATAAGAACATAAACGATCGAAGACCACATTTAGGACTTCCAAGTTGGTTTAAAAAGTAATATAATCCTTAAATGGAGGCAGTGACTCCACCACATACCTCACTGTCTCCTTTTAAGGATTTATATGAGTTTAGGATTTGACGCAATAGCAGCATTACCATTCGCTACATCAGGACCCGATTCAGATGTAATAGTATCAACTACAGGTAATGCATTAACCATTACAATTGGTAGTATAGGTATTATAGCCGATGCTGTAACTGAAATTCCTGATCCAAACCAATTAACACTAGGTCTTGGAACTTTAACTATTACTGGTGATTCTAACTTTACTGTTACAGGAAACGCCACATCACTAGGTTTAGGCTCATTTACGGTAACAGCTGACGCTAATCACACAGTCACTGGAAACGCGTTGACGTTAGCAACTGGAAGTGTTACAATTACTGGAACTGCTTTAGTAAATCCTACAGGAAGTGGTTTAACATTAAATACTAACGAAGCAGGCGTTATTACATGGAATGAGATCGTACCTGGAGCAAATATGGTTTGGACTCCAATAGATCCAAGTTAAAATTATGGCATCAACATTTTCATCAGATTTAAAATTAGAATTAGTAGCAACAGGAGAAAAAGCAGGTCTCTGGGGAACTATTACAAATACCAATTTACAAATATTAGAACAAAGCGCTAGTGGTTATTTAGATTTAAGTATGGCTAGTGGTAGTGTAACTCTACTTTTATCTGATGGTGCAGCTTCTAATGGTAAAAATTTTTATTTAAAACTATCAGGTAACTTATCTACTAACACAACTTTAACTATGCCTTCCGGCTCTGAAAGAGTTTGGGTAATTAGTGATGAGACTAATAGAACATCAGCTAAATATACTTTAAGTGTAACAACAGCTAGTGGTACAGCAGTACCAGTTCCAAATGCTGCTACTCTTTTATGTGTATCTGATGGTACGAATACAGTTACAAGAATTATACAAAAAGGATATTACACAATTGACTCATCATCAGTAACAGCATACACAGCTGTAGCAGGTGATCAAATCCTTGCTAACACAACAGCCAACCCAATTACAGTAACATTACCAGCTTCACCAGCCACAGGTGATGAAGTTTCATTTTTAGATGCAAGAGGAACATTTGCTTCTAACAATTTAATC